ATTCATTATTTGTTAGAAGTAAAAGACCTTCGCTCATTCTATTAATTCGGGATAAAAACGCCAAGGATTACCTCTATCCATTTCAAGGATGTGGGCATTTATTACCGTAACTGTGGCCCTTTTTCTAGGCCTAGTTTTCATGAAAGCTACAGTCGAAAAAGCCGAGATTATGGCGAACTGGTCAAAGTATAAGTCAGACCCGTTCTATATGTTTGCAGCACCTATGTTTAAACCTGATGACGATCCTCGGTCCCGGCTACAATTTGCTACAGATAACTTTCACGATGTTATTTCTGAAAAGCTGACTACCATTTTTGCGGTTCTATTACAACCACTTTTTCAAGTCTTTAAGATTTTGACCGACGCTCTAACACAGACTTTATCAAGTCTATTCAATATCAAGTCTCTTCTTGATAATATGTGGAAGAAATGGAATTCGATGGTAGATATCTTTCAACGTCGATTTAACGGTGTATTTCATAGCTTCCGCGTTACATTTACCAAAATATTCAATGCTATGGAAAAGTCTTACGGCGTCGCTACAGCAAGTCTATTCGCTGGTATAAGTGCTATTCATTCGATGACAAGTTTCTTGGACCTCGTGATAAAAATCATTATTACAATTCTTGTTATTCTTGTCGTTATGGTTATTTTACTGTTTTTTGTTTTAGCGCCCTTTATCCCGCTTATTATGACTACGATTGGAATCATAGCAGCAACATCTATGGGAGGAGCAGTTGGTGGTATGGCAGAATCGTTCTGCTTTACAGGCGATTCACGTATTGTAACTGCGGAAGGTCCAGTTCGCATCGATAAAATAAAAGTAGGCCAGCATCTAAGTCCAACAAACAAAGTTCTTGGCGTACTATCGTTCATAGCTGATAAATATGACTTGTACTTTTTGGATGGAATAGCTGTTTCAGGAACTCATATTGTCTATCACGAAGGCATACCCATACATGTAAAATTCCATCCTAAGGCAACACAACTACCCAGATTTACAGAAAAGCTATACTGTCTTATTACGTCTGAACACACAATACCTATTTTAGGGTTGGAAGCTGTGCATACATTTTCTGATTGGGAGGAACTAGATACTGTAGATGAACAAAAGACTTGGTATGCTCAAATCTATGAAACACTCAATAACGTAAAACCTAAAGAAGCACCAAACGATGAGGTTTTACAGTCTGAAGCAGCAGTCGCAGCAGGAACTTATGTCTCTTCACGTATGGGGCCAACCTGTATAGAAAGTTTACGTCCCGGTGATATGATTTTAGCAGCAGATGAAACGCCTACTAAGGTGTTAGGCATCGTGCAACTTGACCCATCTAGTGTAAAAGCTGTAACTGCCTTTGCTAATACCTATATTTCATCAGGGTCTTGGGTAGAAAAAGCAGGAGTTTGGGACCATCCGGTGCCAACAATTGCATCTAAGAATACATCCTGGTTTGCGCTCTTTACTGATTCTGGAACATACAGAGTTGAAACAACAGATGGTGTAGTAAATCTACGCGATTTTTCGGATATTGGAAAAGACAGGATTAATTCAACCTATGACATGGTCCTCGAAACCATGAAAGACCGTGCGTTTTTTCCAAACGATGGTTAGAAATGAGCCCTCGGATTACCTTTGTTTTAGTGATGCTCGCCTTGTTGTTGCTAGCCAACTTTTTAATGCTCTCTGGATTTACAAACTACCCTTCAGCGGAAGGATTTGCCGACTACCTTGGCTCGGCGCCTGTTGGCAGCGGCTACGAGGCCATAGGTTCCTATGATAACGTTGTAAAGGTCCCTGAACACGGCCTCAGCCAGTGGCGCGGCCCTGCTCCCAATGAGCCAACACTAGGCCCCGAGATTACACCTGGGCCCGACAATCTGTTCCTCTTCAAGAACAACCAGTGCAAGCCTGAGTGCTGCCCTGGCAGCTACAGCTGTGGCAGCGGCTGCGTATGCACAACCTCCAAGCAGCGTGACTTTATCGCCAGCCGTGGTGGTAACCGCACAGCCCCTACAGATTTGTAAACCCTCTGTAATAGAAAATGGCCGACGCGTCCCAAAGTACTAAAGTTAAAGCATCTATCGCATTGTATTCACAATACGCTAGAACTCAAGGTATTCAGGTTATCCAGCCTATTAGTCCAGGACAGACAACAACGCTGAAATCGTTGAATTTTATTTGCTCGCCACCAACGTCGTTAAGCACATGCACAACACAAGCAGTGATAAATACGCAAAATTAGTTCAAACGAGAAAGTGATTGCTTGTTTGAAATAAAATGTAATTTACTGGTACTTTACCGCTGTATACTTGGGAGGTACTGGCGCCGCAAATGCAGCGTTTAAGTCATATCCAGACGGATGCGGTGCTTCCAAGAGACCGCCTGTCTCTGGCATCAAGCTTTCCTGAGCGGTTCTTTGCGCTACTTCGTTAAGTTCAGGCAGTGCATTATTTGCAGGGAAACCTGGCGCAGGGATACCACTTACATCCCCAGCTGTCTCTTGACGACCATAGTTCGCAAAGTTGTCGTCGTCTTCATCGGGGTTTGCGAAGTCCTCTTCTTCTTCTTGATTTGCAAAGCCCTCGTCCTCTTCATCGGGATTTGCGAAGTCCTCTTCTTCATCAGGGTTAGCAAAGCCCTCGTCCTCTTCGTCGGGATTTGCGAAGTACTCCTTGCCATCGAGAGTTACCGTCATTACACGACCCATCATGCCCTCGCCATGGCATACACGGTAATGGATGTGCGGCTGGAGCTCTCCCTTAAAAGGCACTAAGTATCCCTGTGGTTTACGGACCTTGAGTGTCGCATAGCCATCGCTACCCGCTACTGCAACGCCCGCATTACGGTACGAAAGGTACGCGTGACGCCAATCCAGCAGCTTCTTCAAGTCCTTATTAGCAGGCTCGGCAGCCCAATACATAACTTTCATGCCAGGTTCAGCAAATATACGAACCTCTGTATCGGCGCCTTCGGGTGTCTGTTCCTGTAGGAGGCTGCACGGCACAACGGTGCTACCTAGAAACGGTAGATAGGTGTCACGGTAAAAAGCAATGCACAAGGCAGCGAGGCCAACGAAAAGGAAGATTGCGTTCGTTAAAGCCCCCTTACCCAGAGCATATGAAATCAAGTCCTTTCCAGTAAAGGCTACATAACCCCAGTTAAGACCTCCAATAACCAAAAGGAGTATAGCGAATGCATAAAGCTTGTGTTGCATGTATTTGCTTATCATTCTACTTATTAGACATATAAATCATACACGGGGCCTTCAGGCGTAAAAGCCTTTTCTTGGACCTTGTATTTGCTGAAAATAGGAAGATCGATTTGCTTTTTTGGCACTGCCTTATGTACAGATGAGGCTAGGGCGCGGTAAAGGTCGAAATCGGGGTATCGTTCGTCTCCATCGGGCTTTCGTAAAACATTTTTACCTTCGTCGTCGATTAACCAGGACCAGATTAAATTGTAGACTTCAGACACTGTCTCAGTATACACTTTACTTCCTTCCTTATTCATAACACGGACCGGTTTCGCTGTTTCGGGAGTGTCAGGATAGAGTGCCTCTAAAAGACTTACAGCAAGACGTGAGAGGTCAAAGGATGTATTTGGTTCTACACGTTTTTCGTCTTTATCGAAGAAAGGGTCACAATTGTACTGAGTGCCTGCATCATTGCCAGGGAAAAACGCATCGCTTATTACAAATCCAACTGGGTCAGGTAATGTATAGGTTGCACGACCAAAGTCTATGATTTTCATAATACGTCCATAGGTCGGCACCTTCATAATCTTCTCCTCATTATTCTTGATTACACGATAATATAAATGTGTTATGCCTGTGCCAGTCCATAAGATATTGTTTGTATGCAAGTCATTGTGTACAAATCCGTAGTAGTGTTGTGCACAGGTTAGCGCTGCTATAACCTGAAAGAGCCAGGCTGCCCAACGTTCTTCCTTTGTGCTGGCTAGTCCTTCTTCGTCAGGATCTTCGTCGTCTAGCAATTCGTCCATAGTTCCTTCCGCCCGTTCCAAAAGAGTAACCTGTACTGGAAAATTATTGAATTCGACATATTGTTCAAGTTCACTTGTACTTGAGTACTCATCAGATGTATCAGAGTCCTGTCTCATCCGTTGAATGCGTAGAGAAGGTTTTTTGAGCTGAATAGGCGCATCGTCACTCTTTACCGGATCTACTTCAGAAACGCACTCCTTTTCTTCTTCTTCAGTATCACTTTCATCTACAGCGATAAAATCGCCCTCTTCAATCTCAGTAATACCCTCAGTTAAAAAATTATTATCAGCTGTTTCTTCTTTTACTAATTTAAACAGTCCTGCACGTTGATTACGTTTCCACCAAGGAGCATTCCGTAAACTTTCGTACTCGTCTGTTATATTGTACAGATAGCGGTCAACGCGTGCCGTAAATGTACCCAGACATCCGCACCAATGAGGCGAAATACCGCTTTGAACAAGCTTAGATGCGCAGAGAGCAAACAGTGCATCTACGTAAGCTTCATTCAAGGGTTCGTTAATCTTACCTAGCGCTGCCTTCCAAAGTTCTGAAGGAGCGGGTAGAGCTCCACTGCTTGGCCACACATACTCTCCTTCCATAGCATTACCAGCATCTAATAAATGCACACGCTTGATAAAGACAGGCACTGTTTTACCCGCAATAGTAACAGAACCTAGGAAACGCGAAGATGTATCCACGTCTAGGCTTTGCCATAACTCCCCAGAAATACCAGTCCAACATTTCTTATATAAACTAGGTGAGCCCGCAAATTCTGGCATCACTTTCTCTAAGAGAGACCAAAAGGGTTGGCACTCTGAGAATTCAGGTAGGGAACTCAATATAACCTTTGGTATGTCACCTATTGTAGGTGCAACTGTTAGACATTCAGGTAGGTCCTTAACTGCCGGAGAGGCTACATATGGTTTAGCTGTCTCTGTTTTAGCTCCTTTTGCTTGGCCTCCACGTCCGCCTCCATGTCCGCCTCCACGCCCTTTCCCTTTTTGTGGCATTTCTAAATCATTATTGCGTCCTTTAATTATTTACAATTCCGCATACTCATGTATCAATCATGAGCGTCCCGCCTGCTGGCTCAAATCTAAGTAGCATTTTACCAGGTATGGGAGGTGCGCCGGCAGCTGCACCAAGACCCACCGTAAATCTGCGGCTCAGTAAATTTAATATGAATATGGTGCCCGACGATGCCGTAGTCCTTTTTATTGGTCGTCGTGGAACGGGTAAATCCTGGCTTATAAAGGATATCATGTGGCATAAACAACGAATTCCTATAGGTACAGTTATATCAGGAACTGAAGGTGCAAATGCTTTCTATTCCACGATTGTACCAAGTCTGTTTATTCACGAAGAGTTCAATTCATCGATTGTAGGAAACGTATTGAAGCGTCAGGACGCGCTGACAAAGCAAATACGTAAGGAAGAACAAGCAGGACGTAAGTCAGCTTTGGACCGTCGGGCTTTCATCGTGATGGACGATTGCATGTACGACAATAAGTGGGTGACGGACCGTGGAATTAGGTCTCTTTTCATGAATGGTCGTCACTACGGTCTACTCTATATCTTAGCACTTCAGTACGTTTTGGGTATTCCACCTGTCCTCCGTGGACAGGTCGATTATGTCTTTATCCTCAGAGAGAACCAGGTGTCCTCCAGACGTCGTATTTACGAGCAGTTTGCAGGCATCTTTCCGACGTTTGAACTCTTCTGTCAGATTATGGACCAGTGTACAGAAAACTACGAATGCTTGGTTATTCACAACGGTTCAAAGACAAATAAGCTTGAGGATTGCGTTTTCTGGTATAAGGCTGAGAGGCATCCTGATTTTAAGATTGGGTCAAGGGACTTATGGATTAAGTCTGCGGAATACGAACGACAGAAGGAGATTGCCGAAGCGCAAGGCAACCAAGGAAATAATTTAACGACTGCAGGAACGACTAATAAGGGACCGATTGTTATGGTAAATAAATATTAACACAAGTTAAGGATGCCTAATAAAACGCTTAAAAATTTTCGTAATTCATTTCTTGAAAAAAGTAGTAAACGCCTTGTAAATTCATCCGGTCGTGCTCTGAACAAAAACGGTAAACTTTTAAAATCAAGACTTATGTTTACTAACAAAGTAAATAGGCGAGGTCAATCTATACGTAATTTATTGGGTACTAATTTGACAACAAAAGCTGGTATCTTTTCAACAAAGAAAATTGGAAAACTACATTTGCCTTATACTAACGCGCCCGCCTTCCAAGCTGAAGCCCTAACACAAGAAAATAAGAACGCAGTTAGATACCGTAAAATAACAAATTC